TAACCCAACTTTTTTCTTTGCTGTAAAACAAATGGCTACTCCTCCCGATGCTGCGCTGCAACGGATTGGTCAGATTAAGGGCGATGCCGCCACTTGGGGCCCCGGTGCTGCTGGCCTAGATAAAGATCGTGCTCTATTTCTAAAGCTGGGCGCTGCTGAAGTGCTCACTGCTTTTGAGGAAGCTTGCATCTTCAAAGGCAAAACCCGTGAGCGGAATATCCGTGGCGGTAAGTCGGTGGCATTCCCTATCACCGGCAAGATGGCAGCTCGCTATCACAAACCCGGCACCCCGATTCTTGGCGAAGGTAATGATCCTTCTGACCTGAACGAGCGGGTGATCAATCTCGATGCTTTGATGATCGCTGATGCGGCGATCGCCAACATTGATGAGCTGATGGCGTACTACGACGTGCGTTCCATCTACACCACCGAGCTTGGCCGTGCTCTGGCTTATGAGTACGACAAGCGTGTGGCTCGCATGATCTTTGCGGCTGCCAGCGACACCACTGAGCCTCTGGCCAAGACTGGTGCTGCTAAGCCTGCTGGCCCGGCTGACAACCGTGGCCGCGTAGGTAAGACCATCACCCTGGGCACCGGTTACACCGGCGCTGGTGCTACTCGCCAGGCCAAGGGTGACAGTTTGGTCGAGGCCATCTTCGATGCGCGTATTGCGCTTGAGAAGAAGGACGTGGGCATTGATGGCGCCGTGGCTGTTTTCACTCCTGAGGACTATTACGCCATCACCATGTCCAGCCGTGCCATTAACACCGACTTCAACGGTGCCAATGGTTCCAACGGCACCATTGCCGATGGTCGCACCATGCAAGTTGCTGGCATTCCCATCTACGCCAGCAACCACCTGCAGCAGCCTGCTTACACCCTAGTGGCGGGGGATTACAACCCTCTGTATGCCCAGGATCTGAGCAAGTGCCATGGCCTTGTCTTCAACAAGGATGCGGTTGGCGTGCTGACTCTGATGAGCCCCTCTCTCCAGATGACTTCTGGTGACTGGAACATCGAGTACCAGGCAACTCTGATGGTGGCCCGTCAAGCCATTGGCATGGGTGTGTTGCGTGCTGAGTCGGCTGTGGCGATCGTCACTGCCTAGGCTTTAGGCCAAAGATATTCAAAGGGGTCAGGCCACAAGCCTGGCCCCTTTTTATGCGCCCGGTAGGCTAGGTGCTACGGCTCCGCAGTACACACATGGGCTTAGCCAATCAAGGCAAACCGCTGGGCAGGACCACCTTGCTGGAGGCTGTGAATATATGTCTTACGAATATCGGTGAGCAGCCTGTCAGCAACCTGGATAACGAGCAGGTGCAGGATGCCCGAATTGCTGAGGCAACTCTGCTGGAAGTGCATAAGGAAGGGCAGACCAGGGGCTGGACCTGGAACACAGAAGAAGGCTTTCCATTTGAGAAGGACAAGACTACTCATGAGATTGTGCTGCCAGCCAATGTGGCCAGCTGGGCTCCGGATCAATACGAATGGGCAGGCAGGTTGACGCTACGGGGCCAAAGAGTGTATGACCGCCAAACCCGCAGCTATGAATTTGATGAGACCATCACTGAGGTGTTAGCTGATGTGGTCTGGCTGTTGCCATGGGATGAAACCCCTGAGGCATATAACAGGTGGGCAACAATAAGGGCTGCCCGAATCTTTAGTGATCGGGTGCTGGCCAGTGATGCAATCTTCAAGTACACAGCCAAGGATGAGCAGGATGCCTTAGTTGAGCTGTTATCGGTTGAGAACGATGAGGCTAAACCAAACATTCTCACTGGTGGCTTTAGCCCATTCCCCACCTACAAGCCCGGCATGGGCCTAGTGGGCCGCATTGGTGGAGGCTTCCGCTTTGGCTGAACTTGTTTCATATGTCATCCCCTCTTTAGTACAGGGAATAAGCCAGCAACCTGACAGCCAGCGAGACCCTGGCCAGGGTGAAATACAGATCAATGGCGTGTCTTCAATTACTGAGGGCCTAAGGAAGCGAGATAACAGCAGGGTGTTGGCTCAAGTGAGTGGCAGTCCATTTGGCGACGCCTTCATCCACAGCATTCTCCGGGACCAAAACGAACGGTATCTGGCAGTAATCAGCAAAACCAGCGTCAGAGTGTTTGAGCTTGATGGCACTGAACGCCGGGTAACGGTCAGTCCCCAGGCAGTGGCTTACCTATCGAACATCACTGATGCCAGACGGCAGATCAGGGCAGTCAGCATTGCTGATTACACCTACGTGCTGAACACAATCAAGCCCACTGCAATGAGTCCAGCAGTGGCCCCACCAGCGACAAGACCTGCTGCTCATGAATGCTTGATCTGGGTTAAGGCCGCCAATTATGGCGGGAGCTACATCGTCAATGTCAACGGCAAGCAGGTGGAGGTGAAGACCGCTATTCAGCCAGTGGTTACCAATGGCTTGACCATCACCGAAAACAGGATCAGCACCGCTGATGTTGCTGAAGCATTGCGGCTATCGCTGACCACTGGGCCGGTCACGACGTTCACGCAGGCTTTACCTGACACCAAGCTAAACGGAACCAAGAAGGATCTGCCTACAACCAGCAGCGGGCTAGGCAGTGGCATCAAGGTGGACGTTGTTGGTGATGGCACCAAGGTCACAAGCGTCACGATGGTAAAAGCGGGGACCGCCTATGCAGTTGGTGACAAGGTGTTTGTTGCCAAAGCATTGCTTGAGGGCGGCAATGACAACACACCTATTGAGGTTGGCCAGGTCGCTGCATTAGGCCCAGCACCGTTGACTGGTGTAACCATCACCCGGTCTGGGTCGGTGCTGTGGCTGCAGTCTGCCAACCCCATCACGGTGCAGGCCAATGATGCCAGGGGCAACGCTGACATAACGGCGATTCTGAATCAGGTGCAGGCATTTACTGAGCTGCCAACGATTGCCCCAAAGGGTTATCAAATAGAGATCACCGGAGATCCGGGGAACAACTTTGACGGTTACTACGTCACCTTTAACCCAAGGTCTGGTGGCTTTGGTGAGGGCGCATGGAAAGAAACGGTGAGCCCTGGGGCTGAATACAAGATCGACCAATCGACCATGCCCCATGTACTGGTGCGGCTAAACCCCATCACCAGGGATTTCTGGTTTGGCCCAGCAGATGGCAGCACCCATAGCGGGGTGACGGTGCCTAGTTGGGGGCAGCGGGTAGCTGGTGATTACATAACGGCGCCAGACCCAAGCTTTATCGGCAACACAATCAATGATGTGTTCATTTACAAGAACAGGCTTGGGTTCTTGTCAGATGAGAACATTATCCTCAGCAGAACTAGGGAATTTTTTGAGTTCTTTCCTGAAACTGTTACCACAATCCTGGACACTGACCCAATTGATTTAACGGCTAGCAATAACAGGGTGTCAGTGTTGCGCTATGCAGTGCCATACCAGGACGAGCTGATTGTATTCAGCGACCAATATCAGTTCAGATTTAATGCAGCAGAGTCAGTGCTAACGCCGAAGTCGGCGCAGATAACAGTGCTCACTCAATTTGAAATGGATGCAGGGCTAAGGCCACAGCAGGCAGGGGCTGGCATTCTATTTAGTCAATCCAATGGCCAGTATTCATTAGTCCGTGAGTTCTCTGTCAGAGGTGCTGGAACATCATTGGTTGCTGATGCCCAAGACTTGACCGGCCATGTGTCTAGTTTTTTACCAGCCAACCTTTACAAAGCCTCGGTAAACGACACTGGCAACAGTGCCTATTTCATCAGTGGCGCTGCTGGCCATGAAAAGCGAATCTATGTCTATAAGTATTACTTCCGTAATACTGGCGATGGTGTTCAGCGCATTCAGAGCAGTTGGAGTTATTGGTCACTAAACGGCGCAGACAAGATTCTGCAAATTGTGTGCCTGCTGGAGAACTTATACCTGCTGGCGCAATACGGCAACAGGGTATATCTGGAGGTAATCCCTGTCATGGACAGGGCAAAGGAACCAGTAGACGGCAGACCAGCGCTATTGCTGGATCGGGCCATCAGCACTACCACTGAAACCCCAGCATCAGTGAGAGTGGCACCTGGCGTTTACAGCGCAGAGCGGAACGAGACCACATGGAGATTGCCGTTTACTGTCGCGGCCAAGACTCAGGCATGGGCATTGGTCACCCGTTCATCCCCTGACTGGAATGACGGGGTGCTGCTAGGTGAGATCACCAGTGGCAACATCATCACAGCCAGGGGTGATCGGTCTGCCATGGATATTTACTTTGGAGAAGCGTATGAATTTAGGTATCGCTTCTCTAGATTTAAGATGATGAAAGAGATTGGCGGTGGCAAATCTGCCGTTAACACGATGAGAACACAGGTAAGACAAGCAAAGCTTGGCTATCACGAATCAGGGTATTTTGAAGTTCACGTAACACCAGAACACCGAACCCCAGCTGTGTACCGGTTTGATGGTTGCACCATTGATGTCCGTGGCACAATGATTGGCCATCTTCCAATCGAAACCGATAGGCAAAGATATTTTGAAGGTGTGTTTAATATCCCCATCATGAGCCGTGGTGAGCGGTGCATTGTTGATTTAATAAACCCAACTCCCCACCCCTGCAAATTTAATACTTGCGAATGGGTGGCGGTCATTACAGGCAAAGCGAGGGCACTGCAATGAGGTGGGCAGATGCAACAGAAGAACGGGTGCAATTTGTTGCCCACAACCTCAGGCCAGATGACATTACGGAGGTGGCACTTAGCCATGGCTGCTGTGCGTATGACGCTGTGATGGATAGCTGGAAGGAAAGCTGGCTATGCAAGGTGATCGAGGGTGACAGCGGCAACCCTGTAGGTATTACAGGTGTATGTGGTAATCGGATATTCCTGCTGGGTACTACTGAGCTGACAGCAACCAAGAATCATCGGCGCATGTTGCTGCGCTGTGGCAAGCAATGGGTTGATGAATGTATCAAGGTCGCCCAAGGTCCAGTCCATAATTGGGCCTATGCAAAGAACACAAAGGCATTGAAATATCTCAAGTATTTGGGATTTGAGGTGTCGCGGCCAGCGCCATTTGGGCCATCGTGTGCATTGTTCTGTCACTTCTGGAGGTCG